AGCCGCCAAACAAACAGATAAGGAACGCGACCCGCGCGAAAAGTTTGCCCGTTACCAAGCCATTCAAGCCAATCCATCCGCCGAGGATGCGGATAAGGCATGGGCGAAGATATGGCAAACATCGAGTGAATATCGGGCGCAAGTCACCATTCATAAGTATGAACAGGAAGAAGAAGGAGGAGGATCATGAGCCATGAAGGTTATAGCGATCTGCCGTATGCGGCTTATTTGTTAAAAGAAGCACGCAAGAAAATAGCCTATGAAGCCTTGCTTTACGGCAAGTTTGCCAAGGATGAAAAGGGCTTGGATGCCCATATTTGGCAAGGCAAAAGCGTGGCGATGAATGAAGCATTCAAAGCCACTGAAGAGCTTTGGAATCTGCTTGCAGATTACCAAGAAAAACAGCCAGTCCTAAAACTTGTGGAAGCAAAGGAACTGGCTGCGAAAGAACCTGAAAAGAAAGCCCTCAGAAGCATGAAATCAGGTGTGAAACCACAACTGAGCGTTGTGAAATAACAAGGAGTGGAAATATGAAACACAAAACAGTGATTGTCAAAAACATTGCACGATTGATGGAAGCAGGTGATGCCTTATTGACCCGAAATGCAGGCATGCCTGGCATGGGCTTGCTTTGGGGCGAAACAGGTTACGGCAAAACCACGGCGGTGACATGGTATATCAATCAAGTCAATGGCATCTATGTGCGTGCGATGGCGACCTGGACACCATCAGCCATGCTGGAAACCATTCTTGATGAGCTTGGCCGCCCTACCAGCCGCCGCATTCATCATATGATCAAAGAGATTGTTGCCACGATGGCGCAAGAAGGGCGTGTGTTGTTTGTCGATGAAGCCGATTACATCATTGAAAACAAGAAGTTGACCGAAACCTTGCGCGATATTCATGATTTAACAGGCATGCCCGTCATCTTGATTGGCATGAGTGGCATCCAGCGCAAATTGCGCGGCAGCAAGCAGCTTTCGGGGCGCATGTCGCAATGGGTGGAGTTTCAAAAATGTGATATTGCCGATGCACGCAAAGTTGCCGATGCCTTGTGTGAAGTCGCCATTACCGATGAATTGCTGGTGCATTTGCATGGCAAGGCGCGTGGATCCATGCGTCTGATGGTGGTTGGCATGGGGCAAATTGAGCTCGGTGCAAATAATCGCGGTATTGGCGAAGTGACGCTTGATGATTGGTTGGCATGGTCAATGACATTTTTCATTGGCGATGCGCCCGAATAACATGAAAACCCCATCTTCGACCATGCCACGCATGGCAAAAAAAGAGACATCACCCCGTCAAAGGGCTTGGCAAGCCATGCGTTGCCTGCCGAACTGGACACTGGGCGATTTAGAGGCGACAGCTGAAATATCTCGAAGCAATGCGGAAAGCTTTGTCTATGCATTGATGAAAGCGGGCTATGTGCGCTGTATTCAGCCAAGAAGATCAGGTGTGAAGGGTGGTTATGCCGTTTATCGTCTGATCAATAACACAGGGCCACGTTGTCCTGTGACAGCCAATTACAACGCAGTCATTCATGATCGCAATACAGGCAAGGACACAATCATTGGCAAATCATGCAGGGATAGGTATCGGGTAACCACAAGGGTCACCCCTACAAATACAGAGGGGGTAAACCATGTGGCTTAATATCTTAAAAGTAGCCTGTGAAAATGCTTCTCAAGCTGCTGTATCGCAACGGCTTGGTGTTTCCACCGCCATGATTTCGCAAGTTTTAAAGGGTGTTTACAAGGGTAATATGGAACGTATTAAACGCTTGGTTGAAGGGGAATTGATGAAGATGTCCGTGGATTGCCCTGTGATCGGCGGTGAAATTCCACGCCAACGCTGCATGGAACATCAGCAAGCCCCCTTTCGCCCCACCAGTCCGATGCGCGTGGCACTGCATCGTGGCTGCAAAATTTGCCCGTTCAAAATAGGAGGTGAGACATGAGCTTTAGCACAGCAGTTGCCGCGATGATGATTGGGTTGGGTTTTGCATGTGTTTGCTTGGCGATTTATTTGCTGCGCGATGCGCCCACATCAGAAGATGAAGCCGAAATATATCGGCGCATGTTGAAGTAAGGGCAGGTCTTGTGCCTGCCCTATATCAAAAAAAAAGGAGTCACACCATGGAAATTCCCCAAGGTTACAAACAAAAACACAACGGCACATTGGTTCCCCTCGATCAAATCAAAGAGCTTGATTTGTTGCGCGATGAACTGGTCAACAATATCGCTGCCACATTTATCACAGAGCGTGAAAGCTTAAGCCAGCTCAAGCAAACCATTCTTGATGAAATGGGCGCGTTTGTAGAGCTATCGGCGGAGCAATACAACACAAAACTGGGCGGCAAAAAAGGCAACTTGCTACTGATGAGCTTCGATGGTCGCTATAAAGTAGTCATGCAAATTCAAGAATCGATTGTCTTTGATGAACGCTTGCAAGTCGCCAAGGAATTGATTGATGCCTGTATCCACGCATGGAGCAATGGCGCAGATGATAAGATTCTCACCCTCGTCAACGATGCTTTTCAAGTTGATAAAGCGGGCAATGTGTCCACAGCGCGTATTTTAGCCTTGCGCCGCCTGAAAATTGAAGATGAACAGTGGGAACAAGCCATGAAAGCCATTGCCGATTCCATGACCATTGCAGGCAGCAAGACGTATGTTCGTGTCTATGAACGCATCGGCAAAGAAAACGCGTGGCAAGTGATCTCGCTTGATTTCGCTGCGCTGGCAGTGGCGTGAAGCTGGTTTGTCCAAGTTGTGGGACAGGAGGCTCTTTGAGCCTCTTTCTCGCTGATAAGGATGCGCGGCAGGCTGTGTTGGCTGCCGCGCGGCTGCCATCCGATTGCGGTGAGCTGGTGTTGAAATACATCGGCTTCTTTTCCCCACCAGAACGATTTTTAACATCCTCACGAGCTGCAAAACTCATCACTGAATGCAGTGATATGATTCTTAATGGCGTGGATTTTGATCGCGCACGCATCCAAGCACCCAGCCATATTTGGGCTAAGGCCTTGGAAAGCATGCAAAGCGCCGAGCTTCGCCGCCCCCTTAAAAATCATCATTATTTATTGCGCATAGTGCAAGGTGAGCTTGCTCAGAAATGGGATAAGCAACAGAGCGACACGCATCAATCCCGCCGATCTGAAGCAAGGGTGAATAGCCCTGCCATGCAATCAGTTGGCGATGTTCTTGATGGTGCCATGAATCCCCACGACTCGACAAGCTCAGCGACCAAGGATCCGTTTAAAGAACTAAGCCCTGAAGCACGCAAGCAAGCGCTTAAAGAAGCCGAAGAAACCCTGCTTGCCGATGGTTTTCACCAGGCATTTCTTGGCCAGCCACTGATTGAACAAAAAGCCCGCGAATTATTCATTGATAAACAGGAGGCTAGCCATGCCGAATAATCAAAATCGAAGAAAAACCCCAGTTGAATACAGAAAATCAGAATTAGCAAAGATTCATATCGCCAAGAAAGCCCTGGCATTGGATGATGATACCTACCGCGATATTTTGAAGCATGTTTGCAAGGTCGATTCAGCTTCCAAGTTGGACAGTCAAGGTCGCTTCAAATTGCTCAAACACTTTGAAAGCCTAGGTTGGAAGAAAACACGCCCGAAATACGGGCGTAAACCGCGTGTAAACGGCGATAAAACAGCCCTTATGGGCAAGCTTGAAGCCTTGCTTGCCGATGGCCGTTTGCCTTGGTCGTATGCTGATAGCATGGCAAAGCGCATGTTCAAAGTGGATCAAGTAGCGTGGCTGGATGCGCTCAAGCTGCATAAATTGGTGGCGGCATTGCAAATCCAAGCCAATCGCCACAGCGGAGGTCAATGAGCCATGAGCAAAGCTTATCAACAAGAGCCACTTTTTGATGCCATGCAGGCGGATGTTGGCGATATTATCAACCACATGGACGACGACAGTGTTGCCGACGAAAAGCGCGCTTGGCCAAGCACCTTGGCAGAAGCGATTGATGTGTTGACAGACGATGGCAAAGAGCGCGGTCTTGATGATAGACAAGCTTTGAAAGAAGCCAGACGCACCATCTTGCTGTTGTCGAATTATTGGGGCGGTCGCATGTTGTATTTGCCCCGCAATGAAAAGCTACGCCTCGCCCTACGCGACAATCAAATATGGTTGGAGTTCAAGGGCGATAATGTCCAAGCCCTTGCCGACAAACACAAGCTGACCAGCACCATGATTTACATCATCTTGAAAGCACAGCGTAAACTGACCATCTCGCGCAAGCAAAAAAACCTGTTTCCCAAGGATGAAACCACAGGGGTAAGGTCTTGATTGGCGCGAATCAAGACCTGACCCCGCTCGTGCGAATCAAGACCTGACCCCGCTCGTGCAGATGAGTTGATTGCAATAAATAAAACATTTAATGAAATACTCAGGAGCAAAGATAACACATCATTGACGCTTAAAAAGCTGAATATGCTGAGAAAACGCCGCGATCAGACGGAAAGAATTATGA